CCCCCACTGGCTCGACAATAAGAAGGATTTTCACGAAAACTACATCGACAAGATGAAGCAACACATCAACACGATGGGATTGTATCGCAAGGAGTGGGGCAACACCGCCCGCTTCGACTACCTGAGCCGAATGATCGGAGAAGCAGTCACCGCGGAGAAGATGAAGGTCCTCCAGAAAAAAGGAAGATTATGGTAACAGTAGATCACCTGCTGGTGGCATCGCCGAAGCGGAAGTTGGCTATGCTCCTCCCGCTCGGAGAGTGGAAAAACCAAAAATTGCTCGAAGAATCAGAGACCGAGGTAGCCGACAAGGAGGGCAACGTCGCCACGATCATCAGTAAGGCGGTACTCACAACCAATAACCCCGTTACGGATGCAATATCTTGGATGCTGTACGGCTACTCTATCGCAGACATCCGGAGACGGATGGAGCTAAAGTGGCCGCTCAAGAACGACAAGGTGTTGTTTCTTGTAGTAGAACCCAAATAAAATGGCTTACAGATTCAAGGTAATGCACCGATCCCAGGAAGAGATTCTGGTCCCCGTATCGGCCATAGACGACAATATCGTGTTCATTGCTTCCGGTAAAGATAAGGAGCTCGAATTTACCGATGGAGTCATCATGTCCGTGGTCAGAAAGCAGGAGATACACGTTCTGTCACCTGAGTTCAACATCGAAGTGCAACGCATTTACGGAAAGAAAGGCCCCGTAGATATTCTCGTGTACCTAAAACGCTGGTACAAGAACCTCGGCGGCCGGATCGACAGTATGAGATTTCTACATATATGGCTACGCTCACTCCCCGAAACTACCAAATAGATTTCGTTGACGGCGTGAAGGATGCGATGCGGGAGAACGATACTCCCGCATTCACCAGAATATGCGGCTACATGCCGCAGGGATCGGGAAAAAGCGTCATCATATCCATGATCGCCGTGGGAGCCGCGGCGAAGGGAAACGATGTGCTGATCCTAAGCCACCGAGACGAAATCCTTAAGCAGAACTTCGACAAGATGCAACGCTTGGGGCTCACGTCGGCCATAGTCAACGCCGAGACGCGCAACATACCCGAGGCTCAGGTCGCCATAGGGATGTCGCAAACGATCTCCGTGCGTATTAAAAACCACAAAGAGTGGATGGAGTGGCTCCAACACTTCAACATGATTATCGTGGATGAAGCGCACCGAGGAGAGCATGATAAGGTGATGGATTACATCAACGAAGATGCCCATGTGCTTGGCCTTTCAGCAAGTATCTGCCGGAACGGGAACAAGGTGAAGCAACTCGGAGAATACTACGATTGTATCGTCAAAGGCATCTCTACGCCGGAGTTAATCGAGATGAATTTCTTGGTCGGTTCCCGAAACTTCGTGTATCAGGCCCCGATCCTTGAAGACCTTCCAGTCGTAGCGGCGAACGGAGACTACGATCCTCGCGCACTCCAGATGCGGTTCACGCGCAAGAAGCGATACGCGGGTGTCATCACCAACTGGAAGAGGATCGCATTTGGAACCAAAACCATCGTCTTCACCACGGGTTCCGATCACTGCGTAGACCTCACACGGGCGTTCTGCGAGCATGGAATCAAGGCCAAGTATCTCCTATCGAGCCGAAAGCCGGAGACCGACGCGCAGTTTTCCGGAAAGCGAGAGGACATTCTGCGCGACTTCCACAACGGCCTTTTCTCCGTCTTAGTCAACGTAGGCATACTCGACACCGGGTATGACGAGCCTTCGATACAGACCGTGGTGCTGGACCTCGCAACGAAGTCTTACACGCACTACTCGCAGATGGTAGGTCGCGGCTCCCGGCCATATCCGGGTAAGTCGTACTTCAACGTGCTCGACTTCGGCGACAACGTGAAGACGCACGGCAAGTACGAGCGGGAGGACCCTCCGATGGGACTATGGCACGATAAAACAAAGGGAGGCGTCATGCCGACCAAGCTATGCCCTCTCGGAAAAGACGGCAAGAAGCTCGGATGCGGCCGACTGGTACCCCAAACGGCCCAAAAGTGCCCCTACTGTGGCTACGTCTTCCCGAAGCTCGATAAGATATACGAGATCGAACTGACAGAACTCATAGACACGGCCGAGGATCAGGAGAGCCTCGAAGTGTGGTGCGCCAAGAAGGTACTTGAAGACGGGTGGTCCATCCCACGAGTTTTAGCCACCGTATGTATCAAGAACGCGCCGCACGAGAAAGCCACGTTCATGCGGGTCATAAAGGTCCTAAGAACGAAGGAGGGGAAGAAGGTGAGCCCATACTACTGGGATTACTTCTCAAAGAATATTTTGAAAAACAAGGCCAGAAAGAAAAAGCTGGTATCAGAACAAAACGAACTCGGATTATAATGGCAAAGACACAGATTATCGTACAGCCGCGGCCGAAGGAGCGTGGAATCGCTCACGAGGAGGCAAAACTTCAAGCACGGATGGTGATGAAATTCGCCGAAATTTGGCCCCACCGCCGCGGCCATCTATTCGCTACCTTCCAAGAGGTTAGCAGTGGAGTGGAGGGCTCAATGAAGCTCTCTATGGGGCTCGTCAGAGGCGTATCGGACCTGATCTACTGCGAAAACGGGAGCTTGATCGGTATAGAGGTGAAATGCCCCGGAACGCGACATAAAGTAGCGCACCTGATCGAGCAGGCTGAATGGCTTATACGGGTTCCCAAATTGGGCTACTTTTGCGATGATTTAGACGATTTTCTCAACATCATAGACGGAGGAGTGGGAGGAATCGACCCGGTTAAAGTTCTGAAATACTGCAAGAAGGCGAAAACCCAACAAATTTTGTGGGATAAAAGTTTGTTTACTTAAAAATAAATGTTTAACTTTGCACTTGTAATAACATATAAACGTTCTTTGATATGGTGGCACTCGGCATGCGCTCCTTCCTCATTCTTGAACCGCTTCTGGTGTTTCGTTTAACTAAGCATGCCACAAGGAGTCTTCCGGGTCGATGCCCCGGAGCCGCCGCAAATCCATGTGTGGCAATTAGAAGGATTTTTGTTTGAAACGATTACGCGCCATCGGTACGTTGGCCGCCTGACCCCACGATACGGGGTCACATGCGGGGTGGAGAAGGAGTATCTCGCTTGGCCCATAACCAAGAGATCGCTGGTGCGAGTCCAGCCTCCGCAACAAACATGAACCCGGAAGGCGGATTGTGCCGGATGCCAGTAAGTAGGACGACCGAATGGTCACTCGACAGTTTACTCACTAAGAGCATCGTTCATGTAGGATAATCGACGGCGTTTTAACCGGGCTGTCACGTTGCTCCGGACGTAGGGTTCGATTCCCTGATTATCCTCAGTACGTCGTGAGACGGGTATTATTCATTGTTAAAGGTTCTTAACTTTTTAGGTTTCCCTCGAAAGAGGGTGTTGGAGAAGTAGCATGCGGCGCACGGGTGAGTCGATTTGGCTCTGGTACCCCCGGAAGAGGTTCGAAACCTCTCTTCTCCTCTACTTATCACCACCACAAAACGTTTTTTGACATGAAGAAAATTTTAGCACTGATGGCGCTGTTGTGCGCCGTCCTCGTTGCAGGCGTGTCCTGCAACGACAAGAAGCCGGACATCAAGTATCAACTCGACGTCGAAGGACTGGTCGCAAACCAGTCTACTCCGATCTCCGCCGAATTCAAGGCTTTCGTCTGTAACACCGACTCGATCAAGATTGTCGCCTCGCGCAACGTCTCTCCGGTCGATCAGGCGCTTATCGAAGCCAGTCTCGAACACCAGCTTCTTCAAACCTTCGGCATCAAGGTCCAGCAGGGAACTGCTTATGACATCCTCGTCAAAGGTTACGTCAGGGAGGCCAACACGGGAATCGCTATTTACGTTGACAAAAGATTCACGAACGCCGCCAATCCCATATACAAGGCCAAACCCGAGCCTGTCGGGGAATTTCCCGCCGATTCACTCGGCAACTAATACAAAGGGTGTAAGGGTTTCCCGTTTCCCTCGGCCGGACTATAAATCCGGGGCTTGGTTCGACTCCAAGCTACACCCCAAACAACTTACAAATATGGCAGAAGAGTTTAAATTCGCCACCCGAGAAGAGTGGCTTGAAGCGGCTGTCGATCATTTTCGACCGACATTTCAGCAGGCATGCAAGACCAGCGGCCGCACCATACCGGAGAATCTCAAGGTTTCCATCGGTTTCCCAGACAAGGGTGGCATGGCGAAGCGTAGGGTTCTCGGCCAGTGCTGGACGGAATCCGACTCGGAGAAGCCAGTTCAAATCTTCATCAACCCCACCATCGCCAACGTAAACGGTGCTGACGGCATCCTTTCGGTGCTCGTACACGAGCTCGTGCATGCCGTGGGTATTCACGGACACGGTAAGGACTTCAAGCGGGTAGCCTTAGCCGTAGGGCTGGAAGGCAAGATGAAGTCTACTACTGCCAGCGACGCTTTGGTCGAAGAGTTCACGTTCCTCGTTGACGAGAAGCTCGGGCCCTTTCCGCATACGGCGCTGTCTGGCATGAAGCTGTTTACTCCGTCTAAAAAGGACGGAACCCGCATGTTGAAAGCAGTATGTCCTGAGTGCGGGTACACGATCCGTCTGACGAAGAAGTGGGCTCAGGTAGGCATGCCTCTTTGTCCCTGCGGCCAAGCGAATTTTACTCTCGATATGCCCATTGAAGAAGAAGGATAATGGCAATACCTCGTATATACGACATGCTCCCTAAGCCGAAGAAGCGGCCGGAGTCAAGCCTCGCGGAACCCGAGCTACGGGCGCTTGAGTTGTACTTGTTCACAAATATGACGTTCACCGACATCTATAAGATGGTGTTCGACATGCGTGACAAGTCATACGCAACGGTCAGGACCGCCGCTAAGTCGCTCTTGGAATCGGCCGATGCGGAGGTTTATCTTACCGAGAGGTACCGAGACATCAACGCTTTCATAAACACCGGAGAGAGCGAAGATGACGACGTTGGAGTGTCGGTGATAAACGAAGACGGAACCTACTCCGAGGAGTTCATCCTTGCCGCCAAGAAAAAGATCGCAAGGCTGGCGCTGAAAGAGACCGACGGCAACCGTTTCCTCGAAAAGTTCCAAGACCTGATCGGCAAGCAGGAGTCCATGCGCACTGCATCTCTTCTCCCGCAACGCTATCTGGCTGAGCAGTGCCAGACATGCCGATACAAGGCGATATTCGAGGAGGATTTCCAAGACGACTGCAACCGATGTCGCTGGAAGATGGATGCGCCTGAAAAATACGACCACAAAACCCAATTCATAACAAAACCAGAAGAATAGTATGCAAATCAAAGGAGTCATCACGAAGATGTGCGAACCCGTTACCGGAGAGTCGGCACGCGGGACATGGAAGAAAATAGGAATCGTCCTCCAGACGGAAGGAGAATACCCCAAGGATGTCTACATCGAGTTCTGGGGCGACAAGGCGGATGTCGTAGAGGTGAAGTTGTGCGAAGGCATGATCGTCGCCGTAGACTTTACGCTCGAATCCCGTGAGTACAACGACCGCTACTACACGCAGGTACGCGGCTACAAGTACACCATCGAAGGAGGAGGTACCTCGCCCGCCAAAGACGATCCCTACGTCCCGGCGAGGAAGGAAGAGCCTGCTCCGGCACCCGCCAAGGACAAGGTAGACGACCTGCCGTTCTAAAACGAAAGCGAACTTCCAGTTTTGGAGGTTCGCTCTTTTTATCGTATCTTTGCGTAAGTTGTTTTGATTAGCAATGTTCCGCAAGGAAGAGAGGAGTGCCGATTCTGCCCGGTCACTCCTCTTCTTTTTCGTCTGAACTGATCCGAAGGAACAAGAAGGCCAAGATAGGCCAGCCAGTCCCGGACGCGAAGCATGCCGCGGCGACAGCCAGTGATACCGCCAGACATGCTACTGCAAATGCCGCATTTCTGTTCATAATGATCTGTAAATTACGTCTCCGAAGTCATCGCCCTCTTTCAAACCGGGCATGCCTTCCCACCATTTAACGGCCTGATCCGGGAACCATCGAACCCAGTCCATGCCCGCTTTGTCGTAGTCAGGAAGCAGTCGATAGTTACGCTTTATGCGGCGCACGTTCGCGCTTCCACCCGTCGCCAGAGCCCGGCGCCCGGTATTGAGATATATCAGCAGAGCCGTCTTCTCCGATTCCACCACATACGGGTTTCCGTCGGTTCCGAGGTGCTCGCCGAAGTAGCATCGCTGAGTGTAACCTTGAGCGGTGCGGAAGATACGGCCGCCTCCGTAGTTGTGATCGCGATGACCGTCCGACTTGTAAACGATGATTTTGTCGTGGAGAATCCGTTGCTCCTCGTCTATGTACCAGAACTGGGTCCCAGTTCCCTGCGGAACCCGGCACGGAGTGATCGCCAGCTTTCGGTAAGCCTCTTCGACCCTCTCTTCCGGGAACTTGGTGCAGAGCCAGCGAAACAACGGGTCCTTGAGCCTACCGATGCGCTCCATAGCCTCGTCGAGAATGGATTGCTCCACATACCGGGTCGGAATCTCTGGTTCAGGCTTGCTGATGACAATACCATCGCTCATGGACTTGAGACGCTCGTAGGTCTCTTTGCTGGAGGAGCATCCTCCATACAACTGCATCCATTTGTACAACTGCATGCTGTCTCCGCCCTGCTCCATAATCGTGATCCCTCCGGAGGCGTCACGGGTGCACACCATTTTGTCATACCGATAGGCATGGGGAGTGCCATCGATATAGCACTTCCCATGCCAGAATCGGCCATGACGCTTGAGGTTTAAGCCCATGATTCGTGGCAAATCCTCGAAGATCGCATCGTAGTTCAAATCGAGCTTGCCCATAGAGCTACTTTTCAGCCTTTTCCTTCGAGTATTTTTCCCAGCACGAGGGACAGAGGTGAAATGAAGGTTGGACGCTCCATCCGGCCTCTTTTGCCGCTTTTTCGGCGTCGTCCACCGAAGAGAAGCCGTCGGCATTAATTCCGTCCTGCTCCCGAAGGAACTCCTGACAGCGCTCGCACTGCATCAGATAATAGGTGATTCGCTTAATCATAGTTGTTTTGATTAAAAAGGTAAATCCGAGTCATCCTCGACTGATTTCGGCGCTCCATCCTCCTTGATCGTAGTGTCATAGAAAAGATTGTCGTCGAAAACACCCTCGTAGACGTAAAATGTAATTTCTGCCCCGCGTTGGTACACCTCGTAGTTCTCCTCGCGCAGTCGCTTGACGAACTCGTTATACCCGAACGCATTGTAATTGTTGTCGCGGCAATACTTGCAGTAGTCCTGATACAAGTCCTGCCCACTCTTTGCCGCCCGGCTCCCGATGCCTCCGTGCGACGTGGCCGCATAGCCAGAGTCGCGGAGCCATTGGAGTCGTGAGTCTTGATCCACCCGAAGTTTCTCCACAGCCAACTGACTGCTCTTGGACGGGGTGAATTTTCCACCGTTGCGAATGAATCGCCTCCGGCCCTCCATAATCCAGTTGAAAATGCCGCTCTTCTCCGATTCCAGCTTCTTCCCGAGCTCCGGGTCTTTCTTGTCGTCGCTGATCTTCACGTCGAAGTTGACGATCAGGTGGCGGCGATAGTTACCGTCGGAGCGGTCCGAGATACTCTTCGGAAACTGGTTCAGAGACGCGATGAAGAGCGGAATCTGAGTCGCCATGAAGGGCTTCCCATACGGGTCACGCGCCTTCATAGGCTCTCCGGCCACGAATTTCTTCCAGTCGCCGCCGGAGAAGTCCTCGTTACTCATATCCTCGCAGATGTTGAGTAACTTTCCGTTGACGGCCGCCATGTTGTACTCGGTTTGACCGCGTTTAAACAAATCGACCGCGGAGAATCCCATCGCCAGCCCGTCTCCGGTTCCCCGGTCGAAGCCGAACATCTTACGGATCGTTCCCGTGAACACGCCCTTACCGTTCTGGCCGGAGCCGATCAGGAAGAGCATCTCCTGAATAGAGAACTCGTTACGATCCACAAATGCCGCGCCGAGAAACTCCTGCAATGATGTGATCCGGTCATCTCCCGGCACGACTTCCGAGAGAAACTGCATCCACTTCGGGCATGTCGCCGTCTTGTCGTAAACGAAGTCGAGGTACGTCGTACACTCAAGTTCCGGAGAGTGCGGCATCGTGATCCCCGCGTCGATGTCGAGGACGCAGTTCTGGAAGGCCACGATTCCGCGCCGGGGCGTCAGTGTCGCCGACAGCATGAGCTTGCGGAAGCAGTGGCTCACGATTTTCTTCGGCGACTCGACCTGAAACAGCGGCGGCAGGTCCTTTATCTCCATAACGTCCGTCACGATGGACTCGATCACGTCGATCCCGGTGCGGCGGTATATCTTGCCATCGAAGACATAGATGCTACCCTCAAGAAACTTGAAATACGATCTGCGCATCGCCCGGTCATAGGCAATGGCGATCTCGGCTTGAATTTTGTGGTTCAGATTCTTGGCCTCTTTCACCTCTTGAGTGAAAAGAGTCATCGGGAACTCTACATTTTCAACGAGATAGGTCTTGCAGATGTCATAATCAGGCTTCGACATTTTCTTTGCGCCGGAAAAATTTCACGCCTTCGATCTTCTTCTCCTCAAGCCACCCGATACGTTGCCAGTTGTAGGTGGTCTGCATCGAAACCTTGTAGAACCGCGCCAACTGAGCCCGCGTGAACCAGCGGACCCCATTGATGGTGATTTCGTCCATAGGTACGTTGTTATCCTCTTTCCTCATATTGAAAATTTTTATAAGATTGGACTACAAATCTACAACATCATTTTGGATATTCCAAAATAAAATTGGATTATTTTTATAAATAAAAAGGGGGGAGACATTCCTGCCCCCCCCCGATTCGTTTATGTCAAATCACTGATTTTCAGCGAAATAGCCAAGATACGAGAGCTGGCTCAAATATACACTTCCGTTGTGGTATTTGCTATCGAGGCGAGACCAGCCTCTCCACTTGTGGACCGGAGCAAATCTCTTCTTCAAGGTCCTCATATTTGCTGTACGGCCATTTCGATCCATAGCGATAGCGTAGCTCGACTTCAATACCGAAATCCCATTCCGGCTGAAATATGTCATCTCCACGAAATACCAGTGCTTCTTCTTCGGCCGGGGCCGGGACCAGAGTATGGCGACCGTGAATATCAAGATGCCAGCCAGCCATTGGCTCCATCCGGGGCAGTCGTGCATAAGAGCCCCAGTTATGGGGCATGCAACAAAAGCTCCACATCCGGCAATCAGTTGTCTTCCCATCGCTTCACGGTCATTTCATTCAGCCTCGTCTTCCGCAGGATGCTCTTGCCGCCAGCTTCGGTCTTGATCTCCTCGCTGGCCGAAGCCTCGATGGAGACGAGAATTCCGCCGCCCCACTGTTGAACGAAGTCGATAACGGCCGAAGCCACGATGTTCTCCATCCGAGCCTTGGCCTCGGCGTAGCTGGGAGCCTTGATCTCTTCCAGCGGTGGCTTATTCTCCTCCATTCTCCTGTATTTTTGCGAGGTCCGCTTCCTTGACGAACACTCCGTCGATCATCTTGCCCTTGCGGTCTTTGATCTCGTCGTAGGCGGCCAGACAGCACTCCTCGATGTTGAGGCCGAGTTGCTCGGCGACGCATACCAGAGTGACGATGACATCGCCGAGCCCGTCGATCTGCTGATCCCGGTCCTTTTTGTTGATGGCCTTGGCGAGCTCTCCGAGCTCTTCCATGACTTTGCACATCTGAATGTGCGGGTCTCCCGTCTGGAGGTTGCGATCAAGCACCCACTGCTTGATTTTTTCGATAATTTCCGTCATTGTAGTTGTAGATTTAACTCGTTTATTAGCGACTCCAGATTCGGGTTTTTCTCCTTCATAATCTGGAGCGTCTCCTCGTAAGTAGTCGTTTCCATCGTAATTTTTGTTGAGCCCGACCTCTTTTCCAGCCGCATCGAGGCCCTCGTAGTAGCCCTCTTTGCCTCGGAACTGAGTAGGGAAGAAAAGGTATCGCCAATGGACATTCCCAACATCGTGAAGCATGAAGAATCCATTGTAGTAGTAGAGTCTGTTGCGGGATCGGAACCCCACGAAGAGCCGCGGCTTGTTGTTGATCTGAATCTTGAATACGATCTCCATATTCATGGGAATATCGTCCCCCAAGAAGTCTTTCCTCTTGCCGTAGCGCACTTTTCGCCAGTGCTCCATGTCCCGGCATGCCTCCATATAGCCCTCTTGCCATACTCGGGCCGCCGCTTTGTTGCTGTAAGGGTTGTCTTTCATTCCCAAGGCCAGTTGCTTCGTTCCGTACACAAGAAAACGTCGTCAGGAAGAGCTCCAGAAAGCCAAAGCCTCACCGCTTCTCTCGCCGAAGTAGCTATTTCCATCGCCCGACGATAGAAAATACGCCTCTTCGCGCGGATGTTTCGAATCTGGAAGGCATAAGCATAGCAGAAATCGAAGGGATCGGTCTCCGGGTCCTCTAAAAACGCCAGTTTCGCGTCGTAGAGGAAGGGCGCGGAGGCGTTTCGGTCGCGCTCAGCCCTCAAAATGGCCTTGATTCGGCTTGTCTCCTCACTTGTTCTCATGGTTTTTAAGTTTAAACGCATCACATCCGAGGCCCCGTTCCCGTTTTACCGGGTCAGGGCACTCGATTGTGAATCTTTTTCCACACCAGAAGCATGTCGGCCGGAAATTCCCGTCGTAATGCTTAAATTCTTCGCAAATACGAGACTTTCCCGGTATCGGAGCATCCAGTTTCCAGCAGAAACCCCGTCGGTTCCGGACCTCCCACCACTGGCAATGCTTACAGTAGGGCGTTGACGTTAATGACAAGACCGTTTCCGATGATTTCTCCTTGTTCACATACCACGAACTCGTGCGCATCGAAGTTCTCGGCACCGAAGGTCCAGCCGCCATCCTTGTTGTACTGGGCCGTGATGTAGGGCGTTCCTTCTGGGAACGGGTACTCCTCGCGCTCCTGAACCCAGACGGGCGTAGGAGCCACCTTCTCGCCCTCGTCGTCAACCCACTCCTTCACGAAGCCGATCTTGCCCTCCGAGAACTCGTCGCTCACGGCGCCGTCGAACTCCACGCAGTCGTCGGAGTAGCCCGTGACCACGATGATGTTCGCCTTTTTGCACGCATCCAGAAGCGCCTCGTCGATCTCGTCCATATACTCCATCGCATTGAGCGACATAGCCACGAGAGAAGACTTCGGGTTCTTGATGGCGAGCTCCGAAATCACAGCCCGCGATATAGCATAGGGCGGCTCTCCGTATTCGTGTGCCGGGACCAGACCCAGCTTCACGGGGGTTCCGGGGATGTAGGGCACGACTCCCGGCTCGGCAAGATGCCAGTAGGCCAGAATCATAACGTTCTCGAACGAGGAGGCGCCGACGTAATCCCCGATCTCGGGAATCTCGATCTCCGGCACGAGGGCCTGCCGCTCCTCGTTACTCAGGACCGTGTAGCGCATGACTTCCTCCGGCGTTCCCAGTTTACGCGCCAGCGTCACCGCCATCTCGCACACATGAAGCTCGTGGGCCTCGTACATGATGGAGAAGTCCTCGCCGCCGTTCTTGCGCCGGATGTCGATACGCTTCTTGTAGATGTTCGGAAGCTGGTCATAGACCTCCTGATAGGCGGCTTTCGCCTCCTCGTAAGCCTCCTTCATCCTGGCGAACTTCTCCGTCTTCTCCTTCTCGATCTGGGTCTTCATCTCCTCGTCGGTGTAGTTCCAGAGGGTCTTCTCGCCGACCTTGACCATCTGGACCCGGTTCGAAGGCTCGTGCAGGCCCACTTCGATGTGGCGGCCGATGTCGATGCTGTCCATGTGTACGGCCGGGAGCGACAGCTTCGTGTCGTTGTCGCCGATGACGGTCATATACTCTCCCTTTTCGGTCGCCTCGATTCGCGCGACCATGAATGTGATGTGTTTCATTATTTCAGTTTTTCGATAAATTCCACTACCTGATTAAATCGCGTGTCCTTGTCAGGGAAGACAGCCTCGTACATCCGCTTAATCATAGCCGTGTCGTACACAGTAAGACTGCTGACTTGGCTCGGATCGACATTCTGGGCCACTCCGTTCATCTCAACCCGGATCATCTGGTCGAAGGGAGATGCGCCTTGAAGAAACATGTAGTCATACACGCCCCCTTTAACCCGGACCAGAGTGCCCGGAGCCAGTTGTCTCAGTTCCTCGTAAGTCATACCCCCATAATGTCAAAGAGTGGAACCGAATGGAAGAAGATGTGGTCGCCCGATTTGAGCCTCAGAGTAAGAGTGCCGTCTCCTTGAGAAATGATGTCTTCGAGCACGGGCGTCGAAAACTTATCGTCCGGAAAGTTGGCTTTGAACGTTTGTTTGATCTCGTCCAGATGCTCCGCGATATAGGACGCAACGGAACG